GCGTAGGCGCAACTTCGCCAATGAATTGTCCAGCACCGGCTTGCGTTGGGTACGATTGCTTGTAGGGGGCCAGTTCAGCCGTTTGCGCAGCCTGGCCGGCGGCGGCGTTCTCTTGCAGAAATTTGCCTACTTGATCCAGCCCAATTTTTTGCGCGCCTTTGCCCAACAATTCTTGGATGTTGAGCGCGACATTGCCAACGCCTCGACCAAGGCCCGCCGCCAGCGCCACATGCCCCGGCGAGATCAGAGCCGCGATTGGCTTTTGTTCGCCCATTGCCGTGCCGCGAGTAGGCGCAGCTTTAGGCTTCCACACCGACGCCGCAAACGCTATAGCATCTTTTTCCGTAGCGCCTTCCGGGGCGTCTACCGGAATGATAGACCCGTCGGGGGCGGTGACGTTGATGCGCGGCATGTTATGGGGCTCCTGCAGGCGCTACGCTAAAGCCGGGATGACTAGGATGTGTTACTGCCGTTGATGGGTTAGCTTTGGACCGAGGACGGTAGCCTTGCTCTTTGCCGTACGTTTCGTTGTAAAGATTGTTTTCTTGTTCAAAAGCCCTAATGAATCTTTTGAGCTTGTCTTGCACCGCTTCAGCCGTATCAGTTGACTTGGGAATGAAAGGCTTGAGGCGCGGCATTTCGGACGCGGTCACTGCGGCGCCGGATCGGTCATGCACGATCATGCTGCCTAAGTCAGCAATGTACGCCCGCGTGTTGACGCCTTCAGGGTCCATCCGTTGAAGCATTTCATCAGAAAGAACCCCTTTCCAACCTGTTGCCGCAATGTCGCCTTTAACTTCCCCAACCGTCTTACCTTCCGCAAGCGCCAGCGCCGTTTTAGCTAGGCTCAGGTTTTGCTCATTGCTGATCATTGCCTTGTTAGCAGCCGCAGGTATGTTAGCCAGCGGTTTTCCTAACGGTTGTCCATCAAGCGTTATCTGCTTGACTTTAGATGGGTCTTTATTGTTGACGGCGACTGGGCCTTGATCCGTCATGTGGACGCTAAAGCCGGGATTTTCTTGTTCCCATTTGAGTCTTGCCGCGCTTGTCCCCGCTTGCTGTTGCGCAGCGCGAGCTTGCATCATTGCAGCGTCAGTAGATGGCACTGCACCAATTGCAGTGCTGGTTTGACTTCCGGGAACCACATTGCCAAAAGCGTCAATTGTGCTGCCTTGATTGACGTTACCCAAAGCGACGTTTTGACGGGTGCCTTTCAGCGCATCAAAAATGTCTTTTCCTGATAGTTGAGCGTGCGCGGCTTGCCACATTTTAGGGTTTTTTGCAAACTCAGCTAAGTTTGTTTGCAATGCTTCGTCAAGCGATTTCATTTGCGCTGCAAGCGGCCCTAATTTAGGGTCGTTGTACATTGCCATAGTGTACGCTTTAACATCTTCAGGATTATTAACCGAAAGAGGCGAAAAAACTTTATTAAAGTTTGTTAATTGTGCATCTAATGTTTTTTCGTTTAGGTCACTTGTTTGCGCTTTTTTATACGCCACTTCTCCTGGCTGCGCGTTTATATCGCCCAACATTTTTGCGTTTGCCAAATAATTTTTATATATGGGGTCGGCAAGATTGGGCGCGGTATAATGTAGTTCACGAACGTGTTCAGGGTCGGCTAACGTAAACCCTGGCCGCCCCATAAGGGTACGCACTGCGTTCTGCTCTTGGAACCCGCGCTGCTTTTCTTGCATCAGCAATTGGTTCATTTGGTTCTGCTGCTGCGCGTGCTGCAACTGAACTGGCGCCAATGCCGATTGGTCTTGCAAATGCCGCATCTGCATCATTTGCGCCATCTGATTGATGGGGTTGGGCATGTCAAACTTTGCCCCTTGCGCGATCAAAGCATTCAGGTCAGCCATGATCAAGTTCCCATCTTAGTGTAGTCGCCATACCCGGCGTTGCCCATAGTTACTGGCGCGGCGGCGCTAGACGGGAAGAACTTGTTCATCAACTGCTGGTTCTGGTACATGCTGCCCATCGAGCCTAGCATATTGTTGATGCTGTTGGCTGCGCCCATTTGCCCCGCAGCAATCGACTGGCCCGCTTGGTTCATCAGGTTGCCCGCGTTGACACCGTACTGGCCTGCTTGACCGGCCTGGTTCGACGCTGCTGCCTGGCCAGACGACACCAAGTTGCCCAGCGGCTGAAGTTGATTGGATCGATTGGTTTGGTAACGGTTAAAGGCGTTCTGGTACTCGTTTGATGCCGAGTTCTGCCGGTAGTCTTCTAGGCCTTTCATGGTCTGGCCAGAGATCAGCCCGCCTCTGGCGCCAGCGGCATGACCCATCGCTTTGAGACCTTCGCCTAGCCTAAAAGCGTAGCCGGGGTCTTGCTGGAAGTCTTGCATGCCAAAGTCGCGGGCGTACTGACCGTACCCCGCCGCACCAGTGTTGCCGCCTAACCCAAGCAGTTCCATCAATCGATTCTGACCAGTCAGGCCAGCCTGGCGATATGGGTCTTGAAGTTCGACTTGCTTGTCGAACATCTGCTTCTGAAGATCAGCAGCGCGATTGGCCGCATCGGCTTGAGTGCGTGCGGCGTCTCTGGCGCCACTGGCCGAAATTAAACCGCCCGCAAGGGCGCTGCCGCCCATGATTGCCATGCCCATGCCCGCGCTAATGCCGAAAGTCATGCTGCCACCTTTTCCGTTATGTCGCCCAGAAGGCCCATCTCATCGTACGTTGGCGAAATGAGTTCTGATTCTATCGCGTCTAGCTCTGAGTGCTTGGTCATATGCACCGTCACCCAGATCGTGTCTTCTTCCGCGTACACCGCTCGCTTCAGCCCCTCTTCAGAGACAAAGATGCAGGGCGCTTCGAAGTATTTCTTGCCAAACTCAGTGCTGACCGACACCTTGCCCTGCATGATGAAGTTCAGGTGCTGGTGCCGGTGAATCTTCCCAATGATCAGCGTCCCTTGCGGGATGAACATTTGCCTAGCGTAGGTCCGGCACCCGTACTCTTCGTGCATGGGTGAAAAGGTGTGCGTCAGGGTGCAGTCAGGCAACCGATCTGGCATATCGCCGTCAGCGATCATCTTCTGCATCCCTTCCTGTACGGTCAGAATGTTCTGTCGAAACTTGACTTTCGACGGAGTGTTCTTTGCAATGGTAAAGAACTCTGGACCGTAGGTCACCTTCATGTCAGCACTTCCACTTTTTCAGCGCCAGCGCCTTGCGTGTAGGCTCGCCCTTGGCGTCCTTCATCGGGCCCTGCACGCCGCCCATCCTGGCGCAAAACGAGTCTTTGCGCGCCCCACCCTCGGGCTGCGGTGGCTTCAACCCAGGCTTGCCGGGGTTCGCCGCGTTGTACGAGGCGCGGCCCTTGGCGTTTAAGCCGCCGCTCTTAGACTTTCCTTCGGCTTTTTGCCAGGCTGGAGTTTTCATGCCGCTGCAATCGTGGTGACGGTGCCCGATGAGCCCCGGTATTTGAGAGCGCCGGCCTCGACGTAGAGTTGGCCCATGCCTGCAACTCCGGCGGCGGGCACAGTGGTTGCGTTGCCAATCCCAAGGACGCCGACTGCGGAAGCATCAAAGACCAAGGTGTTGAAGCCAATATTGCCCTTGCTGTTGATTAGCATCCGCGTTAGGCCAACAGTAGAACCAGTGGTAAACGAAATGGCGGTAGGGACGGTGCCCGCTGAGACTGCGCCATCCACAAACCCAGTAATAGCGCTAAATACTTGATTTGTCGCCCCATCTGCGCCATAAAACGCTATCGTACCTAACGAATCATTCAATTGCACCGCAGTGGTAGCTGTGGCAGTTGCCCCACGAGTTTTTACAAAAAGAAAGCTGGGGCCGGCATTGGTGGCTCCATACCCTTTTTGCAAAATATTAGGGGCGGCTGTAGTTGCATCTCCATAAACCTGCAGACCACCTGCATATACAGCCGAAGTAGGACCACCAACCAGAACTTTGGTCGGAATGGCAACAGTGCCGGTAAGAGAAGGCGAGTCTGAGAACACAAGGTTGGTACTTGTGGTGCCCGTTGCGCCCGTGGCCGAGTAGCCAGTGATGTTGTTAAACGATGTAATGCTGGCCGTGATAGCGTTGGTGCCGCCGTTGGCAACAGGCAACGCCGTGCCGGAGTAGGCAAGGGCAAGCGTTCCAGCGGCAGTGATCGGCGATCCGGTGACGCTCAGAAACGCCGGCACAGTAGCCGCTACGCTGGTGACGGTGCCAGTCCCGGTTACCGTTGTCCAAGTCGGGGCGCTTGCGCCGTTGGATTTCAAAACCTGGCCCGAGGTGCCGACAGCAGAAAATGCGTAGGCGGTGCCGGTGCCATAAGGCACAGCGCCCGCCGTAGGCGTGGCGGTGGCATTTGTGCCGCCGTTGGCAACCGCCAAAGTGCCAGCAAGCGTAACGGCGCCAGCAGTCGCGGTCGCTGGGGTCAGGCCGGTAGTGCCACCAGACACAGTGGTCTGCGTAGCGGCGACCGTTGACTGCTTGGTGACGCTGCCCTGCACCACCACGACAAGATCAGTGCCAGTGATTGCACCAGCAGCAGGAAGGTTTGATATTTTGATGCCGGCCATGATGGCTCCTTATGCTGCGAAGTATTGACCAGTGATGACAATATCGGCACTTGCCGCCCAGGTCGGCACATAGATCAAATTGTTGTTGGCTAGGCCGGTGCCAAGCCCGAGCGCCGTGACATTCGATGCGGCCACGCAGGTGCCGGCCACTACGGTCGAGGTTGGCGCGCTGAAAGTGGTCGTGCCCGCCGTGGCTGCGGTGCTGGTGGTGCTGGTTACGCGGATCGTGAAGCTAACGAAATCACCGACACGCTCGTAGGTGCCGGCATAGGTCGGGGTGCCGACAACCGCTATGCCGGCAACAGTCGGCGTCCAAGTGCTTTTGGTGACGTAAGAGTCGGGCAGCGTGGTCGCGCCGGTGATGTTGTAGAGCTGAATGTGGCGGGTATCGGTGCCATTGTTGGTGATGGTGCCATCGTAGGCCAGGCTATAGGTGACTGTGTTCTTGACGCCAGCGTCAATTCTCAGGTCATGGATTTGCCCACCGTGAAACGCTGCGCTGTTGCCACCGTACATCCATACGAGTCCGCTTAAAGTGTTGTCAGCGGAAATATTGATGAACGATGTTCTTAAACCAGCGTTTTTGATGTGAAAAGTTGTTGCGTCAGCAACGATGCCATTGGCCTCAAGCGCAGTGCCAATGAACGTGTTTTGCGTGTTGTTGGGGCCAATAAGGATGCCGCCATAGCCGGTGGTGTACCCGCACCCTTCAATCGTGCCGCCGACAAAGGTGTTCTCGTAAGTCTCATCAAGTACCAACCCGTTGCCGCTGGCGCCCTCAATAACGGGATTGATCCAAGTGCAGTCGGCGCATTGTTCGCCAGCGTTGCGCAAGTCAAGGCCAACGCCGATTACGGATGGTACGGTGATCCCCGGCTCGTTGCCTGAATAGCAGAAATCGTAGAACGAGTTGGACACCATAAACTGGCACAGCATGGCGTAGGCGGGGAAATTTATAGGCCGCAGCCGATTGAACTGGCTGTGCGTGATGCCTCGAATGAAGACGCCGATGGTCGCTGCGCCGGCGCAGTTGATCGTCAAGTTGTCGATGACGATGTCTTGCACAACCGTAGTAGATGGGGCCGCTCCAGCATCAACAACCAACCCCGGCCCAGCGCCAGTGATGTTGAGCACCACCCGCCCGATGCCCTGGATGCGGGCGCCGAGGATTGCAAAGTTGGGCAGACTGGTGACGCTGTAGGTTCCTGCCGGGATGGTCAGTTGGCGGGAGATGTTCCAAGCGTTGGCAAACGCAGTGGTGTTGGCGGCGGCGCTGGCGCTCGTAGAGAACCCGAAGTCGGCAACGCTGTAGGAATCACTCAGTTTGCTCTGGACCGTGCGCGTGGTGCCTGGCCCGGTCTGCGTGAAGCCAACCAGAGTCGAGCCTGTGCTGCCGGCCAGCAGTGCCTCAAACGCAAGCAGGTCGTTGATAGCCTCTTGCGCTTCGATGTTGTCGACGGTCCAGATGGGAACCGCAGGCGCGTCAGCAGACGCCAACACGAACTTGTACGATGCGCCGTTCAGCCACACGCCGTTGGGCGCTTCGCCTCGGGCGTCAAGTTCGATGTCCACCGGGTTCTGCGTGATGCCGCTAGCGTCGGTGTAGGTCGCCAACGGCGTGGTGGTGCCAGCAGCGTAGGTGTACAGGTGCCCCCCGACCAGCGGGATGCCGCCAGCGGTGAAGAACTGCAACTTTGGAGGGGGAGAAAGAGTTGCGCTCATGTTATACCTGTTGTACGGTCAGAATGACGGCAGGGCTTGCGGGATGGATCGGGGCTACAGCACTTGCCGGATAGGTGTTGATAGACGATGCGCCGCTGTCCGTTGTCCAGTAAAGCTCAAAGTAGTCGCTTGCCGCTGCGCTCAGAATGTAGTTCCAACCCACGATGATATGCCCGTTAATGGCGCCATGCTTGTTGGGCACACCAACTAGGCCCGCCGAGTTGGCCACATCGGCCCCGTTTTTGCGCAGCCAGACCGTTACATCATCAATCTGCGCGGAAGTGTTGGCCAGTTGAAGACTGAACTGCAGGTTGTAGATGCCTGCGTTGGTGATCACGACACGCGAAGTGGGCGTCCCGATAGCCACACCGACTGACAAGTCGGTGGCGTTGAGCGTGATGGCAGTGGCGGTGGCCGCAGCGGCGGTCTGCGTGCTGGTGTCGTGGAAGGCACCGTAGTTCTTAATCGTGGCGCTGGTCTGAGCTATCGTGATGGCCGATGGGCCATTGGTGATGGTGATGCCCGTGCCAGCGGTCAGCGTGGCCTTGCCAAGCGTGTTGCCGGTAGTGTTGCCGATCAATAGCTGACCGTTGGTGTAGCTGCTCTGCCCTGTGCCGCCGCTTGCGACGTTGAGCAGGCCAGAGAGCGTGACGTTGCCAGTGGTAGGTGTGGCCGGGGTCAGGCCGGTGACGCCGCCAGCCCAGGACAAGACGCCCGTGTTGGCAAGGGTAATGCTGCCAGCGGCGTTGGTCACCCCGATGCCAGTGCCTGGCGTCAGTGTGTTGAGTGTGTACCCAACAGCGTTGCCGATGAGCAGTTGGCCATTCGTCGGTATGGTCGACACGCCCGTGCCGCCGTTGGCCGGCTGGATCGTGTTCTGGTTTTCTCCGACAACCGCGTACAGCCCATTGAAGAACCGAAACCACTCCGTTGACACTAGCCCCGTGCTGCTGTCAACAAGGGGCACACGCGGCGCCGGGACTTGGGTGAGATTAAGCATTGGTCGGGGTGATGAACAGTTCAGCGCCCATGATGGCAATCTTCACCGGATCAGTGCCCGACACCTCGTAGACCCGGTCCCGGAGCTTCTCGGTCATGCCCAGCCGGCGCCAGATGGTGCGGTAACCGTACTGGCCAACAGCGCCCATCGAGCGCCAATGCTCGTTTGACCAGGTGTGACCACCATCGTCCGACCACCGCAGCATGGCTTGCGGGTTAACGCCTTGAGTAGTGGCTATCGTCACCAAAATGTCTTCGCCCGATTCAGTCAGCAGGTCATCTGTTGCGCCAGTAAGCGTAGCAACGATGTTGCTGCTGGCTTCCGTAATCAACGCAAGACTAGCCTCGGTGACTATGCGGGGCGTAAAGTACGTCTCATCCAGCAGGTTTTGCAACGGCGTTGACGGGTCATTGCCATTCAACCCCACGCCAGTCTCGGCGTCGAGTTGCAGCGAGTGGTGCGCCGTGCGTTTTAGGTTGTTCTGGCCGGTCGGCAGCGCCCGCCATGACCGTAGCCATTTCTGAGCGGCGCCATTGTCAGCGTAGACATCCAGATCGAACGAATAGATGTTGCCATTCTCAAAATCGCCAACAATGATCGTGCCGCCGAAGTTGCATTGGCAGTTCGATCTGTGCCGGTACT